ACTCGTCAAGCTCATCATGAGTAAAAATAATAGTTCCTTTAATCGGCCTGACTCCGCAAGTAGTTCGTCTGCGAATCTTCGCCGGGCCAACTTCCATAGCAGTCTTAACTGTTAAGTTAGGCATTGAGCTACCATAACCGTCAACTGTCATTCTTTGTGGTAATGTACTAGGCCAATCTGCCATATTACCTCCTTACTAGTCTTTCCTTTGCGCTAAAATTAGAACGCAATACTTTATTTGAAGATGAACCGAAAGTTCCCATTTTACGCGCAACAACTTGGTCAATCATAACGTCAATCTGCATGCCACCGTTGACTTCTTGCATATCTGTTGAGATTTCAGCACCGGCGTTATTTATTATATTAATCGTTGGAGCTGTACTTCCACCTTTCGGAGTAACCGTTTCACCTTTTTGTAGGATTGCCGGGTATTCATCTGGGGCTAAACCTTTATGTAATCTAGGCGCACCGGCAAATAAAGCAGGATTAACAAAAGCTGTTTGTGGCTTATCATAACCGACAACCCCGCCACCATGCCATAATCCTACACCGGCGGGAATTGAAGAACCACCTCCGCCAAACAAACTACTTGCGAAAGAACCTAGTAAGCTTAACCATCCGCTTGAACCGCTTGAAATTGCACCCGCTAACGGTTTCATAATTTGCTGATAAAGAATCATCTTGGCTAAATCCTTTATCATTGATTGAATCATATCAGAAAACGAACTCTTGCCAGTCATTGCAAAATCAACTATAGCTTCTGCGCTATCTTTGCCCCAACCCTCTATTGCTTGTTGTAACTCTTCAAATCCATCTTTTGTTTTTTCTGTGGCTTTATTCATTTCATCAAGTGCCTGTTTGGAAGCCCTGCCATAAGTCTCTTGGTCAATCGCCCCCATTTTTAAAAGCTGATTTAATCGCTCCATTGTTGTAGCGTAATTTTCGAAAGGTGTGCGAGTAGCTTCAAATATTCTCTTTGCTTCGGCTGTTGCATCTGAAAGTTTTTCTGTTGCCTTGTTCATTTCATCAAGTGCCTGTTTAGAGGCCCTTGAATAAGTATCTTGGTCAATCGCTCCCATTTTTAAAAGCTCGTTTAATCGCTCCATTGTTGTGGCATAATTTTCAAAAGGTGTCCGAGTAGCTTCAAATATTCTCCTCGCTTCGGCTGTTGCATCTGAAAGTTTTTCTGTTGCCGCCGTTGATTCATCAATAGCGGGAACATGGTTTTGTTTCATTGCTTTAGATAAGTCGTCGGCTGAAGCGGTCATTGCATCAAAGCTATCTCTTGCTTGATAATGCAAATCTTTGGCAGCGTTCATTGCAGCCTGTGCATCATTGCGTGATTCAGCGGCAAACAGTTTCCACATATCGGATTCTTTTCCAAAAGACATTGCGCTACGAACGCGGAAATATGCTTGCTCTAGTTTTAAATAACCAGCTAAAAATGTTAATTGTGCTGAAGCGATTGAATAGATAGCACCCGTAGCACCTGCAACAGCTCTGATTAATCCCTGCCCAATATATAGCTGAAGATTTGCAACAGTTGCTGTTAACTGCTCCATTTTTTCTTTTGTCGTTTTTTGCGATAAGTCATATCTATCTAACGCCTCTTTACCGGCATCAATAGTCGCATTAAGTATCGCTAACTTTCTATCCTTATCGGAAAGCTGCTCAACTGTCTTTCCTAATGATTTTGCCATTGCTTCGTTAGCCGAACCAACTTTCATAATAAGGCCAAGATTGTCAAGAATTAAAGGAGAGCCACGCCCGACACCTGTTGCAATATCGTTAAAGGCTTGTGTAGTGGAAATGCCCATGTCTCGTGCTTTAGCACGAGCAATCTCCATTAATATTCCTAATTTCTCAATCGGAATACCAAGAGACATGGCACGGTTTGCAGCCTCAGTTAATGACTTCTCATCAATTAGATTAGCGGATTTTTCTCGTAAGGTTGCATAAAGTCTATCGGCATCTGCTCCCATTGCAGTGGCCATTGAACGAAAAGCCATTTTGCTTTGTTCAAATTGGGCGGAAATCTCCGCCATATTCCATGCCTTACGCAATAAATAAATAACGCCTATTCCGGCCATTAATCCCTTTAATGATGTTGCTACTCCATTAAAGCCATTTTGCATAGTCTTCGCTGATTTTTGAATATCAGCGGACGTTTTTTTGCCCTGATTTCCAAAAGTTTCTAAATCGGCTTTACCTTTTTTTAATTCTCGGCTATCTACTTTAAATCCTAGACTTGCAAAGTCCATTTTTTTTCCTTTTGTTTTTCTTTGCTAAATGCCTAAACATTTTTTTTAATTGGCTATCAATGTCTTTTCGCTTTTCGGTTACAGGTATAAATGGCGGTGGACAGTTTGCTTCTCTTGATTTATAAACTTGGTCTGCATAAGCAACCGATAATGAGTGGATAATTTCCAGCTCATAATAATCAAGATTAATATAGTTATTCCAAGCATTTAAGTCGCTCCAAGTTAAAGGGCTTTGACCGTCACTACCCACAACTCCTAGTCGATTCAAACATTGAATATAAAATCCAGTTCCTAACGGCTCTGGTATCTCTTTTAAATTATCATTGACAAGTCGTGATTCATAACGCCTTACTTTTGATTTTTCTGGCGTTGTGTTTAACCACGCTTGTTGCCGGACAATTATTTCCCAACTTGCCCGGCACTCGGCAAAAAATTTGCGCGGTCACCAATAAACATATCAAGCTGTTCAAACAGCCACGGATAATCAGTCAAGAGGTTAACGGCATTGGCAAAACTAAAATCCACCTTTACGCCGTTCTCTTCAATGCCTGACCAATCCAAAATGCAAACAGCAATATCTTCAATCCGCCTTTTCTTTGCCTTCTCGATATCTTCATCGGAAATCTCTTTTTTCTTCGGATTGCGTTTCATTGAGTCCATATCCTCACGAGCGTTTTTAATCGCCTTATCCATAAAGATTTTGGAATCCACGCCGACAACTAAAAAGGAAACTTCTTTAACAGGCTCTGTAAATCCCGGCGGTGTCGGATTAAATATTACTCCCTTATTTGCCATTGTTCTTGTATCAAACTGTTTTAAGTCCACAACCCCCCCCTTATGATTCGCTCGGAGCTACTTCGATAATATCGTCGTCTATTTCAAGCAAGCAACTTGCTTGAACGATGTTATCCACGCTTCCGATATTGGTTGTATAGCTCACAACCTGCGCGGAAAAATAGATCTCGGTAGTATCCTGCAAAACAATCTTAAAGGCGTAACTGTCGTCTCTGTCAAGAGCGTCAAGCAGAATATCGTGCCCGTCATCTGCTGGCACTCTAGCCATCTGCATATTGAGAGAGCCTTCGTTATAAGAGCCTTTTCTCTTAACTGTTTTGCGGTCTCCAAGCGGTTTATGCGTTACCACGATATATTCTTTCCCGAACTCACCCAAATCAGTTACTTCACCGATTTCAGTATATTCCACCGCTTCCATGCTTGACTGATCGTATGTTTCTGGCAAAGTTCCTACATATATCTTAGTTCCTGCCGATGTGAAAACTTCTTCACTCATAATATTTCCTCCTACTTAAATTTATTTACTTGTTCTTTAACCGTCCGGCTAAATTCCCTTGCTACTATCCTTACCATTCCTTTCGGAGCTTGAACGGAATATCCACCCTTTGTTCTTTCGGTTTTATAAGCTCCTTGCGGATATAAACCATATTCCAAAACTCTAATGTATGGCAAGTTATTGGTTAAATAAAAAATATTACCAGCCGCGCCATTTGATACTTCTTTTGCCTTTTGTTTGGTTGCCGCCCCATCTTCATCTTGAAAATCAAGAACACCTTGCGCCGCGCTATTAAGTGTTGGTTGCCAATTACCTCTAGCTGTTCCGCCTCTTTTTCCTTCACCTCTCCAAACAGGCGTTTGCTCAATGACAGCTTCGGACATACCAAAGCAGACTTTATTGATAATATTATCTGCCCTAGTGCCTATCTTCTTTGCCCAAACATCAAGGTCTGATAGTTTATACGTTGCCATATACCGCCCTGTAATTAATACTCACTGGAAGATAACACCACCCGTCAACAATCATAATCGGCGCAATGCTCCCCGATTCTATATAAATATCATCGTCTAACTTACCAACTGCAAATAATTCTAGTATCTCTTCCGCCCATGTCCTTAAGTTATAAGTGCCGTAGCCAGCCTCCCCGCACACTGTAATTTGGTATATACCACGGTAGTCTTTGCTGGATAGTTCCGAAAGTCCGATAGGCACGGTAGAGGCTGGCAAGAAGTTTTCACGCAAATAAATAGTGCCCGGCGTTGGAGTAAAATCTTCATTCTCCATAGCAATGCTTGGCTTCCCGGCAAGCGTGTTTAGCTTTGTTCTTAATGTTTCATAAATAGTTGAATTACTCATTTTTACCTTTCAAGAAATCAATAACCCATGCTTTAAACTCTGCGTTATTCCGTAATGCGAAATAAAGAACAATCGGACTTGCAATTAAGCAAGCAATTCCAATAATGATAATACTTAAAAAACAACCCATTTTCTAATTCTCCTTTAATATTTTTTGATAGCATTTTATTTGTGCTTCACGCTTCAAAGCGTAATCAGTTAATGCGTTATGATTATCTAATATCGCCTTATCATCCGCCGGAGTTTTCAGAACAGGTCTATCCGGCTCAGGACAATAGATGCTAGGATTAACCTGTATTGTTTTACATCCCTGCATCGTTAAAACGATTAGTAATATTGTCATAAACATTATAATACTCTTCATTTTGCTTTTTTCCTTGTATGTTTAGATTTTCAATTTTAATTCGCATAAGCTCTTTTTCTTTACTTAACTTGTTAGCTTTATCAATATAAACTCTGATTTCCTTTTGCGCTTTTTCATAATATTCAATTTGTTCTTTTTGCGCCTTCTTTATCTGCTTATCTAATCTAATCTTATAGAATACAGCAACGCCTGAACTTATTAAAAATAATAAGATTACGAAATAAATAATATAATTTTTGAAACTACTTATCATTTTCTACACCGCCTGTTTTTTGTGAGCCTTCGATCACATTTCCAAGTTTCCAAACTCCAAAACTCACTGTAAAAAATCCAATAATTAGGCTAGATAAATCTTTCAAGTTTGTTTTTACTTCTTCGTTAAAAGCTCCGATTACTACAAGCATTAATATGGTCATGGTAATGACTAAATTAACGAACCAGCCGCGTATTGTCTTGTCTTGATAATTCCAAATAAAGTTTTTCATTACCATTTTCCCTCGTGTTCTAAGCTATAATGATTCATGTCGTGTAGTATTCGCGGTGCGCCTCCAATATCATCCCAATAGTCGTGCAAATGATTATGACCGGTTCCATCAGCCAAAAACTTCCCGTCTTTAAACAGGTTTAAATCAATTGCTAATCTGATATAATGATTACTGTCTTTTTTATGTCCGCTTGTGGCATAGGCATCACCGAGCGTTATTTCATAGCCAAGTCCGTAGGCATATTGGATTAATTTAGCAACCATTAATGCAAACTTGCTTTGCTTTTGTCTTAGTGTCATTATTTATTACCTTTTTTAATTTCCTTGACATCGGATTTTATCTCGCTTAATGTTTCCTTGATGTAGCATATGTCAGTATTATAGACATTCTTATCAACTTTGTTTTCTTTTAGTTCCCGTATCGTTTGTGCGTTACTCTCGACCTTTCCCGGCAAATCCCTGATTGCCGCAAATGTCCATAAGACTATAGCAGTAATAACAATCGCCATTAATATTGTCTTTCCTAACCTTGAAAGTTCTCCCATTATTAACTCCTTATCTGGCATATATACACTATGTCCTCCGCTGACCGCCGAACCTTCTTAACATTCATAACGCGGTAACGCTTGCCGTCAACAGTAACAAACCAGCCCACTAATGGACGAGAGCTTACTTTTTCACAAATCAATTTTATATCACCGTCTTTTATTGCAGTTCCGTTAATCTCAAATCCATGGTAATTAGCCGGATAACCATAACCGCTTATTGTGTTTTCAACTTCAAGTGAAGGTCGTCCAGTATCA